CTGCCTCCAATCGCGACAAAGCGAGAGGCAGGCTTCTACAAGCAAGTGAAGGAAGCGGCGCAGAGGTCGAAACGGAAGCTGCTTTTGACGAGGATTGAAAACTATATCGGGGCGGGGATTCCTGACCTGATGATATGTGACGAGGTCGGTCAGCTTCATCTTGTCGAGCTCAAGTATATCACCGGCAACGCGGTAACGCTCCGTCCGTCACAAGTGGCGTGGCTTTCTCGACACCAGCATTCGAGCTGCTGGATTCTAATTAAGCGACAGACCAAAGCCACCGAGCCGTCCGAGTGTCTTTTGTATCCGGCAGCGGCAGCGGTCGATCTGAAGATGGATGGGCTTGAAGCGGTTGAGCCGATTTTCCGTTGTGAACAACCTTTTCAGTGGGAAACTATTTTTGACTTGATATCTCCCACATAATCCCATATAAACGGGGGACCTAGTAACAACGGGAGATCTTTATGTTTCTGTTAAAAATTTTGGGTCGGCTTTTATATGGACCGGATTATGACGAGCTCGAACGCCGGGCAAACAACAGTCGCCAAACTAAACGAAAACGTAAAAAATAAAAAAGAGGCCCGTTGTATTGACGGGCCTTTTTGTTTGCGTTATGTATGGGTTAAATCGCATGTAATTTCGGGAGCAATTAATCATGTTAAAAACCACAGCAATGAGCAGCGCAAAAAAGACGGCAGGCTGCGCCGTTACATATCGGGCCGGGAGCTCTGAAAAATTTGGAACTTGCCCGGCATCTTGTGAGCTGAACCCGAGCGGCACCGGATGCGGCGAGGGGCAAATCGATTTTGATTATCTTGAGGCCCTACTGGACGCAAAACCCCGGCGCGGCTTTTCCTTCACTTACTCGCACTTTCACCCGCTTTTTTGGTCTCACAAATTGAGCTCGAAAAAAACCGTGATCAATTACAGCGCCGCCGATCCGGAAGCCGCCTTGGTCGCGCATGAGCTTGGCAACGCCCCGGTCGTTACCGTCGTAAAACCTGAATATTGGCTATCTGCCCCGGCTCATGAATACGAGCTCGGAGTCGCCGGGCTCAATAAATATCGGCGCGTAGGCGGAGCCCGCATTGTTCGTTGCCCGGCAGAATATAACGATGATGTTACCTGCCGAAATTGCGGCGGGAAAGATGGCCCGTTATGTGCCCGTTTAAACCGTGATTTTATCATTGGATTTTCAGCACATGGGAGCAGCCAGAAAAAAGCCGCCACCGACGATCCGGGCGGATGATATGCAACGGGCGGCAATGTCGCCTTGCACTGGACCGCCACCGCGAACCAGCAGCAGTCGGAGACAGACGGCGACCGCCTGCGGGCATTTGTTAAAACCCTGCCCCCGGGCTCGGTTATTCGTCACCATGTCGCTGGGGACATTGGCCTCGATCAATAGATTCGCAGCAGCCCCCTATATAGGCCCGCCGGATGGCGGGCTTATTTTTTTGAAAAATTAACTTGCTCAGACTGCGATATTATGAGACAACACCCAGACGGCCCAAGCCGGGCCGCATTTTAACGGGAGCATAAACAATGCAAGAGATCATCGAAAACAACACCGCCGCCCCAGTAACCGGCGCATATCAAACCGACGCAATCCGCCACGGGATCGGAAACAGCGCTGTTTCCTCTAATTGGTGGAACCGCCCAGATGACGAGCGCTTTTTGTCCCTCGAGGATATGCTGGAATATAAGAGAGACGACGCTCAGCGGATGAACAGCCAGATCGTGAACACCCACAAAATGCAGGTTATCGGCGAGTGTCGAGGCTCGACCCGGGGCGAAATCCTGATTGAATACACCGACGAAGACGGGCGCGAGCATTTGAACAAGCCGACAAACTGGTCGTTTAATCAGCTCGCCAATTTGGCCGGAGCGCCTGCCGGATATCTGCGAGACTTGCCCGCACCCATTGCTGCCGACGCTATGCAATGGGGCCTGCGCTATAATCGCAGCCGCGACCTTGTGAAGGCCTACGGGCACGGCACCGAGGGCGGCGAGCTGCGAGCTACCACCGGCCCGGATTATGGCCGGATTTTCGACTGGGAGATGCTGCAAACAATTAACCGCTTTGCAGGCGAGGGCAGCGGGTGGAAAATCCCCGGCATGATGACCGGCAGCGCAAACGGGCGGGCGATCTATGACCCGTTTGTGCCAGTGACGAAGGACACTACCACCCTTTACGCCAGCGACCGCGACGTGTTTGTGTTTCTGGTAGATGACACCCGGCCCATCGAGATCGGCAAGCTTGAAAACGGTGACCCCGATCTAGTGTTCCGCGGCTTTTATGCATGGAACAGCGAGACCGGCAGCAAAACCGCAGGCGTTGCGGCTATGTATCTGCGAGGCGTATGCATGAACCGCAATTTGTGGGGCGTCGAGAATTTTCAAGAAATCAAGATTCGTCACACAAAATTCGCGCCGGATCGGTTCGCCATGGAAGCAGCCCCGGCCCTGCAATCCTTCGCGCATGGTTCAACCTTCGATTTTATGGAGGGCGTGAAGGCCGCGCAGGCGGCAAAGATTGCCGACGATGAAAACGAAGCGCTCGAGTTTTTGCACCGCCGGGCCGGGCTCAGTAAGAGCCGCAGCCGCGCCGCAGCAGCCCGGCACGTGAAAGAAGAGGGCAGGCCCATTGCTAGCGTATGGGACGCCGCGCAGGGCATCACCGCACTGGCCCGGGATATCCCGCACCAAGACGACCGCATCGAGCTCGAAAAGAAGGCGGGCGCGATCCTTGACAAGGTAACGGCCTAAACACCGGCCCGCAGCTGAACCACTGGCCCGCCACCCGGCGGGCCTTTTTTTATGTCTGGCTTGCCATATCCCAAAAAATCCCATATTTTAAAAACCAGATGCAGATGCATCGAGCCCCGGGGCGGGCAGCGCCCCAAACTACGGAGAACAAAACCATGACAAACACCGCTGAAAATCTGATCCTCGACCGCTTTTCTGATGAAGAGCTGCTGAAGGCCGAGCCGACCGCATTGCTGGCACTGGCGAAAGAATTACGCGACCAGCGCGACGTTAACGACCGCGCCCGGGCGTCAGCAGCCGCGAATCTTGCCGACATGCAGCGCAATCAGGACCGGCTAGCCGAGGCCCTCATGATCGTGCTCGGTGATCCGATCGAGGCGTTGATCGAATCCCGGATCGAGTCCGCCTTGCCAGATCGCTTTTCTGATCTGCTCTTGGAAGGATTCGACATCTACGAGCACCAGAGCGAGATCGAGCACATGATCAACGAGCAGATTGACGAGCGCGTCGGAGAGCCTGAGAGCGAATCCGACCGGCAAGCCGCCGTTGAAGACATTGTGCGCGACGTTCTTTCCGGGGCGTCGATCTCCATTGACATCTAATTGGCTCAGCAGCCGAATCAATCCCAGCCCGTCCGGAGCGATCCGGGCGGGTTTTTGTTTGTCCTTTTGCCAGTGAATCATGCCCGGCCCCGGGCCTCGAGGGCCGCGCCAAACGTACCGGGCGCCGTGCAGCCGGTTCCGAGATTCGCGGTTTTTGGCCCGAAACCCCCGGAAACCGGGCAATTCTCGCGCAGCTCGAGGCACTAGGACACGGCAACCGGGCACGAGATCGACGAGAGACGGCCTTTTATGCGGCGAAATCGCGTCAGCAGCGGGCGGAACCCGTGCCCGTGCAGCTCGGAACGCGCCGGCAGCGGATCGAAATCCGGCGCACGGGCCTCGATCCTCGAGCAGCTCACCGGCCTCGAGCCCGGCGATCGGACACCAGCTGGACGAGAGACGGCCTTTTGTTTGTCAAATCGGGATACAAACACCGGGGACCGCGTCCGCTGCTGAGCGATTTTCGCTGCATGGATCGCCGGGCCGGGGACCGCGGATCGGATCTCCCGGCACGACCGGCAGGGGCCCCGGCAGATCGGGTCAGCTGCCGGGAATCGCGGATCGCGATCGCCGCGCCACGCGCCGACGCCCGCGCGGTTGCCAGACGGGTGCTAGGGCCATGTTTCTGACAAATAATCCTGTGAAAAACGATATGAATGTTTCACGTGAAACATTGCCTAATTTTTAGGCAGATGCTCAAGGGTTGTTCACTGTCAAATAATCGGGCATATTTTCTGCACATATTTTGTGCACTTTAGGGTCCCCCGATGGATGTATCTGATCAGGAGTTAAAGCTTAAACTCCGTCTCGCCCAGCTCGAGAAAAATGAAGCTTGTCAGAATGAGTTTCTGCCGTTTGTAAAATCTATGTGGCCCGAGTTCATCGCTGGTCGGCACCATAGAATTATCGCGGAGAAGTTAGAGCGCGTAGCTCGTGGTGAACTCAAGCGCCTGATCATCAACATGGCCCCGAGGCACACGAAGTCTGAGTTCGCATCCTTCTTGTTCCCGGCGTGGATGATGGGCAAGAACCCGAAAATGAAAATCATTCAGGCTACCCACACGACAGAACTTGCGGTTAACTTTGGTCGTAAGACGAAGAACTTGATTGATAGTGACGAGTACAAGGAGGTTTTTCCGAATGTCAAACTCGCTTCTGATAGTAAAGCTTCTGGTCGTTGGGACACTGCTGCTGGCGGGATGTACTATGCAGTGGGAGTCGGATCCAACCTCGCGGGTCGTGGTGGCGACTTGGTAATTATCGACGATCCGCACTCGGAGCAGACGGCGATGTCCGCGAACGGCTTTGACGATGCGTGGGAGTGGTACACAGGGGGCCCCCGACAGCGTCTTCAGCCGGGTGGGTCGATTGTTTTGGTCCAGACCCGGTGGTCCGAGAAGGACATGACGGGACAGTTGCTCCGTGCAATGGCTAAAGACCCTCTAGCTGACCAGTGGGAAGTTGTGGAGCTACCGGCCATTTTTGATGATGGCGTCCCGTGCTGGCCTGAGTTCTGGTCAATCGAAGACCTTACGGCGGTAAAGGCGTCTATCCCGCCCAGTAAGTGGAATGCGCAGTATCAACAGAACCCAACGGGCGAAGAAAATGCTATAATACCTAGACACTGGTGGAAGAGGTGGGAGAAAGATGCCATACCAAATCTCGAATACGTCATTCAGAGCTATGATACCGCTTTTTCTAAGCGGGAGACCGCCGACTACTCAGCCATAACCACGTGGGGTGTTTTTCGGCCAGAGGAGGTTGGGGGCCCGCCGGGACTCATACTTTTGGACAGTCAGAAAAACCGGTGGGACTTCCCAGAGCTTAAACAGGTGGCTTTGGAGCAATATAAATACTGGGAGCCCGACACAGTAATTGTGGAAGCCAAGGCCTCTGGACTGCCCCTGACCCACGAGCTACGCAACATGGGCATACCTGTTGTTAACTTTACGCCACGTAAGGGTCATGATAAGGTGACACGCGTTCACTCTGTTTCCCCTTTGTTTGAGGCTGGAATGGTTTGGGCCCCCGACACCACCTTCGCCGATGAGATGATTGAGGAGGTGGCGGCGTTTCCTAATGGGGAGCATGACGACTTGGTTGATAGTATGACACAGGCCTTGATGCGCTACCGGCAAGGTAACTTTGTTCAGTTGCCCAGTGACGATTGGGATGAAGAGGACGCAAACGTACAGGTTAGGGCGTATTATTGATGGCGGATTCAGTAGTAGACTTGGGGGCAGGAGCGCCAGACTTTTCTGGTATGACAATGAACGAGGCGATGTTTGGGACAAATGACCCGGTCGCCATATCCCGCGCAACACGGCCTTCGTTTGATGAATCTGGCCTTGGTTATTTCTTTCAAGATGGCGAAATGATTCCGGCAGCGGATGAAGAGGGGTATCGCATTGAACTGAGGAGTCCTTCTGCAACGCAGGCGTTACAGGGACGAGAGTTTGAGCAAAGCGTGAGCCGTGCTTCGCCTTACGAGGGTTTGGCCGAACCACTTACGAATCAATCTACCCCGGATTTTAGTTCGCGGCCCACGGATCTTCGTGGGTTTAAGGGGTCTGCGGAAATGTATTTGCAGGAAGGCGGCGCGGTTGAGGAAAAGGGCATCCTGTCTGCTTTATTTAATCCACTTGATGATTTTTCCCGTCCCGGTTCCGCGGAGCAAGGTATGGTTCGCGAGTCTGGTCGTGAGGGCAGCGAGGGCGCTGCTACGTTTTATGCGGAAGGGGCCCCGACATTTGAGCAGGTTCTGGAGGCGCAGTATGGCTATCCGGACGTACCCCGCGGTGATTTCTACAACACGACTGAAGCTATGCGGGCGGAGCGTCCGCGTCATGACATGCCGACATATCAGGAGCTTGAGGATGCTCGGACTCATGCGTTGATGTCGGCCACCTTGGCGCAGGAGGTGGGGCCCGAGACGGCGAAAAGCATGGGCGATTTGTCGGAGTTTTTTGATCGTCGGATGCCTATTTTGGGCACGGCGACGGATGCGGATGTTGTGATGGACAAGCGCAACAACGCATTTGGGATTCAGCTTTTGAACAAGGCTGGGATAGATGCCAGTCCGCAGGAGATTGCGGCGGCGGTAGATCAGGCGGTTTTTGATCAGTTGGACCGTATTTTGGATCGCAAGCCCGGGGAGCGCAGTTTCAAGTCTCCGGCGGGTGGGATTGACGTATATTTCCCGAGAGATAGGCAGGGGTTCTTTGACATCAACCGTTATCAGACGAGGGATTGACCGCGGCCCACGGGTCTTGATCTATGAATATGTACCGTCCTATGCTAGCTTAGGGGCAAAGGAGACATCGTATGGCACGTAAACCTATTGCTGGGATGGTAGACAACAACGTACCGTCGCAGCTAGATCCGGAAGATTTAGCAGCCGAGGTGGAGCTTGAGGTTCCGGGTTCGATGGACGACAACGTCGTGGCTTTTGAGGGCATGGCGGAGGGCATGGACATTGAGATTCAGCCGGAAGAAGACGGCGGTGTAACCGTTGACTTTGAGCCGTCTGACCAACGCGGCATGGACGATGATTTTTATGCGAATCTGGCGGAGGAGATGCCGGATCGTGAGCTTGGTCGGATTGCAAGTGAGCTTTTGTCTGAGTTTGATGCCAACAAGGCTAGCAGACAGGAGTGGGAAGATGCTTATGCAAACGGTCTTGAACTGCTTGGGTTCAACTACGAGGAGCGGACCCAGCCGTTCAGAGGAGCTTCTGGGGTTACGCACCCGTTGCTTGCCGAGGCGGCTACGCAATTTCAGGCGCAGGCGTTCAATGAGTTGTTGCCAGCCAGCGGTCCCGTGCGAACTGCTATTGTGGGAAGCGAGACGAGGCCCAAGCAGGAGCAATCCCACCGCGTAAGGCAGTTTATGAACTACTACATCACGAATGTGATGGAAGAGTACACGCCAGAACTTGACCAGATGCTGTTTTACTTGCCGTTGGCGGGTTCTACCTTCAAGAAAGTGTATTATGACGACACTTTGGGCCGTGCGGTAAGTAAGTTTATCCCTGCCGAGCACCTTGTGGTGCCGTATGAGACGACCGATCTCGAAACAAGCCCGAATATTACGCAAGTTTTGCGTATGAGCTTGAATGATTTGCGTAAAAAGCAGGTATCCGGTTTCTATTTGGACATCCCGGTCATCCCGGCACAAGAAGAAAACGACTCTGTTTCGACAGAAGTGGACCGTATTGACGGTATTTCACCTTCTCAGATCGACTATGACTGCACCATTTTGGAGTGTCACGTTGATTTGGATCTAGAGGGGTACGAAGAACTAGATGATGACGGCGAGCCGACCGGTATTAAAGTGCCGTATATTGTCACAATTAGTCAGGACAACGGGCAGATATTGTCGATTCGCCGCAATTATCGCGAGGATGACGAATTAAAACGCAAAATACAATATTTTGTGCATTATAAGTTCCTCCCGGGCTTTGGTTTTTATGGTTTGGGGCTTATTCATACCATTGGCGGGCTGTCACGGACCGCCACAGCGGCACTGCGACAGTTAATCGACGCTGGTACGTTGTCCAACCTCCCAGCGGGCTTCAAAGCCCGCGGACTTCGTATCAGGGATGACGATGATCCGTTGCAGCCCGGTGAGTTTCGCGATGTGGACGCTCCCGGAGGGGCTATTCGTGACAGCCTGATGCCGCTGCCCTTCAAAGGCCCGGATCAGACATTGTTCCAGTTGCTGGGCTTTGTCGTCT